AATAATAAACAAAATAATAATATAAGCTCTCAAAATTTAAGATTCGGAAATTAAAAAAAAAACACTATAATATATATATAAATGGATAATATTAAAAATTTTTATAAAGAAGTTAAAACAAAAAAAAATAAAAATATAGATAAGAATTTTAAGAATCATTATATTGAGCCTAATAGTATGATTTTATTTTTAGGTGGCACAGGTTCAGGAAAAACAAATGCTCTATTAAATATGTTAGAAAGAATGAGCGAAAAATTTTATAGGATACTATTATTTTCATTTATTACAACTGATGAACCATTATTAAATTTATTATGTGAAAAAATGCCAGATGTAGAATTATATAATGACCCAGAAGAAATACCAGAATTAGAAGAATTTGAGGAAGATAAAACACACCAAAAATTAATAATATTTGATGATTTTATAACATTGAATAAAAAAGAAATTTCTAAAGTATTTGAATATGCTATTGCTAGTAGAAAATTTGGTTGGACATGTTTATTTCTTGCTCAAAATTATACATCAATACCAAAAATCATAACAAGAAATTGTGATTATTTTATTATGTTTCGATTAAATGACAATGCAAGTATTAATAATATTATAAAGAATCATAATATTGATAATATAGATAAAAATAGATTTAAGGATTTATATATTGATGCCACAACGAAACCGATGGATTTTTTTATGATTGACCTAAAAGGAAAAACAGAAACAAGATTAAGACATAACTTTTTAGATTTCTATAAGGTATAATTAATTATACAATAAATCATTTAAAATTATCTCATTTTTGTATGTATTTTTATCAAAAAATGATAAAAATTTATTAAAACTTTGAACTGGATTTTTAGATTTATTTTTATCCATGTATTTCATAAATGCAATACAATAATAACCACATGATGTATCTGTTATATCTTGTATTTGTTGATTATTCATAAGTACATATCCTTTTAATTTTTGTTCTACATCATAAGGTGGATAAAAACCAAATGAGTCATAATATATATTTAAATCATCATCATATTTATATAAACATGTCCAATGTGAACCACCTTGGTCATCATCTGCTAAATTTATTATATAATAACCGTTATCCATCTTAGACGGAAGCACGTCTTTAGAATAACAACCATAATAGTTATTGATTTTTGATTTTCTAACAATTTCGTCAATATCAAAATTAGACAATTCATTCATTATAATATATATGGTTATAATAAATTTCAAAAAAGTGTTATTAATAGCCTGCAGGCATCAAAGCCATGCCTCTTTTAACACCACGTCTTTTTTTAAGACCTCTACCACCTAAATTATCAATAGTTTTTAATATAGGACCAACTACTGGAATACCACCCACAAGATTACCTAATAAATCAGATAGGAATCCAGCACCTTTTTTGTATTTAAGATGTTCTAACATCATTAACTCTTTTTTTGTTAGTTTTTTTCTCATACCACTACCTATTTTTTCTTTTGCAATATCAGAGGCTTTTGTTAATCCCTTTTCTAAACCACTTAAAGCAAGTTCACTGCCTTTTTCACGTGCAATATCTGCAACACTTTGTGGGATATAAGAGCCTAATTTAGTAGATTGCAATTTAGATATACCTTTATCCAACAACCCTGGTATAGCATCCTGAGCTTTAGACATCACAAATTCACTCGCTTTTGGTAAAACCGTATTTTTCACAATGTCTTTGACAATAGGTAACGCTTTTTGAACCATATCACTAAAAAAACCACTACCACGATGTATTTCCATCTGATAAGGGTCTAATTGCATTCTCATACCTGACCCTTTTTTATATGCTCTTCTCATCTTCTTTACTTGTTCTGGAGATGCAAGAACTGCATGTCTAGAATTAGGATTAGGTTTCACAGAAACAACATGACCATTAAGTAATTTACTTATTTGTCTTGCTGATAATTCTTGAACTGGAATAGGATTATACATTATGATTATAATATATAATGAGATAATAAAATTATTTTACGTAAAATAATGCTTTTATAGATTAATTTTTTTCTGCATTTGTTTGTAATATCTCTTAAATTCTGATTGTGAAATAAGATTAAAATTAACCATTTTTGTTAATACGTCATACAAATCACGTAATATTTCTGGGTTATTATTACCTGATTCAATTTCACCTTCAATAATTTGTAATCTATTTTTTAATTTTTCTATTGTTTGGTCTCCAGAAGCACTTTTTAACTCTTTGTTTAATTTTGAGATGTATAATAAATGGTCAAAAACCTCTTTTTCACCAACATTTAAATTATTAATATCTCTTGGTGCTACATGTTCATTTTTGCATATTTTCATGATTAAGGAAACAAATGAATCACTAACTCTTGAATTTGGAAAACCTAAAATTTTATTTTTATTATGATTAAAAACAGACAAAATATTATTATGATATAATTTATCAATGTTAATATAAATTTTACCAAATTGACACATTGATGGTAATTTTTGAATTCCATATCCCCATATTTTATTAGGAACATCTATGAGTTTAGCTGTACCTAATGGATGTAATCCTAACTCAGGGAATTTTTTTTCAATATATGGTATAGCGTCAGAAGTAAATAAAAATTCTTTTGGAATTCCTAAATTTTTACGTAATCTGTCAACATCAATACCTAAATAATTAGCATATTCTTTTAACTTTCCTCCTCTTGGTGTTGGTCTTATTATAACATATTTTCCATTACCACCTTCATCTGGTTCATAAGATGCTGATAGGTATTTAATGAATTTTGAATTTACTTTTTTATTAATAATTTTAAAAAATACAGTTGCTCCACCATTTTCAACAGTTAAAGCTTTTAAATCATTATCATAATCTATGTTTAAATCAATATATGTGTCTAAACCTTTCTCTTCTTGAATTGTTTTTAATGATGGTGTTGAACTTACAACCTCTTCTACGTCTTCAGGTGCTACATTTTCACTTTTAACTTTTGTTAGTATTTCTGTTATACCATTCTTTTTAATATCATCTAACATTGTTATTAATATTGCTACAATTTCTGATGCAGTTAATTTGTTATTCATTCCATAATTTTCTAAATACACTTTTCTTATTTTTGGCCAGTGAGTATTTAATATATAAATATCATCTGCTGGGAATGATTTAACTACGTTTTCTATTCTGCTGTCAATTCTTGTAATATCTTTTAAATTTAATTTCAACTTTTTCATATTTTCAATCTCAGCTTCTTGTTTTAATACATTCTCATTAACCTGAATTTTTGAACTATCCTCCAATCTCTTTAAATAAGCTTCTGTGGTCTCATTTGGGTCTTTAGTCATATCAAAACGTCCAGTATTTAGCATTTGTAATGTTGATATTCTTTGATTTCTTCTTTCTTCATTAATTTTCTCAACTTGTTGTTTTTTGGCCAGATTTTCTTCATAATTCTTTTGTAATTTTACATCATTATCCCTAATTCTATTTTGTAATTCAGTTATTGTCCTCTTTGTTTCTTCTTTCATCAAACTTTCGTTTAGTTCTTTATTTAGGTCTTCAATTCTATTCTCTTCTGTATTCTTATCCCTTATCAATCTAGATCTTGTTCTATGATGGATTTTTTTATCTGTTAATTTAACATTAATATCGTTTATTTTTTCTTCAGATTTTGCTATTCTGTCTTTTATTGTTTGTTCATATTCATCAATATCGTTTTTTAATCTATTTACTTCTTCTTTATATCCTTCTATTGTTTTCGTATCTTCAATATCTGCTGGTAAATCAATCGGTTCAAATTCTTCAAGTTCTAAATCGTCTAATAATGGATGATTTTTATATAGCTTTCCATCTACCTCAACTGGTTTCTTTTTTTCTTCTTCATAATCTTTAACCATTTCTTCTGTTATTTTTGTATCCATTTTTTCGGGTCCTTTATAGTTTTTTAATAATGGTTTAAATGCCTCTATAGCTTCACTTTCAAGTTGCCTCTGAATGGCAAGTCGTTGTTTCTGTAAGTTAATGAATTTTTCGTTTTCTTTACTTATCATCTATATATTTGAATGAGATTATTTTTTTTTGTTATTTTCAGTAATTTTTTAATGTATTCTATATATATAATGTCATCATTCGTATTTTTTAAAATTGAAGAACTTAAAAATGCATTGAATATTTTGATAAATTATAAAGATATAGATGAAAAAAAAAATTCTGATGAAATGGAAGAAAGTATTAAAATTTTAAATTTGTGTATAGAGTGTATTCATGGTTATCAGGAATTTTTATTAAAACTTGCTAATGATAATATTGTTGAAATGGATTTTAACCAATCTAATTAAATATATACAGTTATTTTTTTCTCTATATAGTTATATATAACATGTCCACAACTGATAATTATCTTTTTGAGCAATCTATGCAAAGTCAAGGGGAAGATAAATTTTCACCATATGCAGACCTCCAATTCAATTTTTTGGTAGATTCTAACAATTCGGTGTACCAAACCAATAACTGTATGGTTGAATTCAATTTATCAAATATTTACTCTGCTAATAAATTTGTTGATACATCCCTATGTTATGTAGCTATTCCAGTCTCTGTTGTATGAGCTCTTACTACTGATTCAGCTGTTGTAGCACCTTCTACGCTAGCAATGAATGCACTTGTTTCACTAAAATCTAACTATGTTAATCTTGATAATTCTTGTGAGTTAGTCCTTGATGGTAAAACAATTAACCAAAGTTCAAATTTTCATAATATTTATACTCATATTAAGATGATGTCTGAACTGACTGAAGGAGACCTAGCAACAATGGGCACATCTTTGGGTTTTAGTTCTTGTATTGATAATCATAGAAGTATGAAATATACAGCTACAGCAGATACCGCTGCCGGAACTAATAACCAAGGTACTGGTTTATGTAATAATGTTGTTTTTTCTGCAGGTGTTCCCGCAGCGTATTCTCAAGCTTTAAATGTGTATTCAAGTGATAGAAATAATAACATTAATGCTAATGGAAGCCTTAGTGGAAAAATTTGTAATAAGGCATTGCAAGAACGTATCTTCAGATTTCCAAATTTAACATCCACATCTGATAATGGTATCTATGGAACTAATGGATTAATCAGCACTATTAACACTGGTTCTGATTTAAGACCTTACTACGTCACT